CATGTGCCTTCATTGCGCGATTGGTCTACAAGTGCTTGAATAGTTGATAACACCTGTTGTCTGCTGAATGCCTTTGTGACCGTACCACCAGCCCCGTCATCACCGTCAATGGTGAAATAAGTCGCTGCCAGATTACGGGAAGTATCAACCGCGTCACTAACAAAGTTTTCGTCGATGATTTCTTTTAGTTTCGTGAGTAACCGGACTTTCGCCACATTACCCGGATCATTCGCATCATTCGGGTTTTGTATCTTCGGTACGCGGCCTTGTGTAGCAAGTTCCTCGTATTGAGACTTCCATAGCGATTGAAACCGTTGCGCGCCCTCCGTTACCTGCTTCTGGCGTTCCTCGCTCTGCATCTGCTCTTGTACTTCCCGTTCCGTCAATGTTTCCTGAACGATTCGCTTTGCGTTATCTTGAACAAACTTTTGTAGCTCCTTCGGATCGGTAGGGAGTTTTTCTTCTTCGTCTTTTGTCAAACCCAATGCGCCGCCGATCTTCTCAAGGAGGGTTTTACTTACCTTATCGGTAACAGAACCCTCGATCTTTTTCTGCATGGCGGTCAAGTCAGGTTCTTGCGGGGTAGTTTCGATAGCGGGAGTTTCGGTTTCGTCGGGTTCTTCCTTGACTATTACGTCAGGTGTTTGTGGTGTTTTTGGTGGATTTTTAGTAAGGTCATCTGCCATGGTAGTTTCCTTGCCTCTAGTATATCACATCTGTTTTAATGCTTGTTTAGCTTTCTCGATATTGGTTACTTTTTTAGGCAACTTTTTACCCTTAGGAGTTTTACTCTCAAATTCCTTTGCCAGTTCAGGATGATGAACATACATATACCCTCTTTGAGCTTGTGATTTAAATGACATATATTATGGTTGTACTAAATGTTTCTTTGCCATACCCGCGGTAAACGCCTCCCACGGCCCCCAACCCCGGGAAGCATCTTTGATTTTACGCGCCACCTGCAAGTTTATTTCAGGATTCATAAGGTTTTCTGCTTTTTCCTCATAGGTATTGCCGGGTACTTTATCCAAATGGACGGGAAGATTAACCTGCATAAGACCTATAGCATCAATGTTGCGTTCAGGAATGGTATTTCTTGCCCGGGGATTCATCGACGACTCGCCGATTGCGATAGCGACTGCCGTTTCCGGGTCATCCGCAAATGTTGCTCTTACCTGATTTGCGATATCGGATTGCGCCAGATCAGTTCCTTTTGGCGTAAGAAACCGCGCATAAGGTGTTGGCGTTGGCGTTGGCGTAGCAGTTGGTGTTGAAGTAGGAGTAGGAGTAGGTGTAGCCTTATTCTGTTCAGCCAGAAATTCCGTGCTTATAAATCTGCCCGGTGATACTTCGGTAAACTTGCTGGGAACCCCCCGTACTATACCTTCGTTTTTCAATGCTGAAAAGGCGCTCTGAACCTTATCTTTACCCCCTTGTATGCCTGATCCGACCAATGATTTTAATGCTTGCAGTGCTGAATCTATCATATCCCTTTATTTTTCATATCTTTCATTGCCATTTGCGCTTTCTCCATTTCAGACGGCTTTTTTGCCTTCATACGCTTCTTTTTCATATGGACACTCATTTCTTCCTCCGTCATCATGTGTTTGTCCATCATAGTAACTCACCCCCTAGTTATATGCCGATCATATTCCGTATTCCTCCTACCGCCCGTTGTAGCATATTCGGGCTACCCTGTGGAACCATAGGAGTTTCGGGTATTGCGCTCGTGTCTGTTGCCATCGGGGCAATCGGCGGTTGTACCCCTGCTGCAGCAGAAGGAGGTGAATCCTGAACAGCTAAACTAGCAGGAGTACCAACCGCTTGCGTCACTTGAGCAGCTAATGCCGCTATATCTTTCCCTTTTGCATATTTCTCCACCCATAAGGCAGGATTGGTAGTATATAGAAATAACGCTTCAGCGCGCGCTTCCGCTTCGGGAATACCAAGGTCTTTGAAAAAGTAATAGGGATCAATCATGCCTAACGATGCCATCTGCTGTGCGTTTCTCTCTGCCCGTAGTTTGTCCGTTGTCGATGCTTTAACCGTTACCTCCATGCCGTCGTCAATGGAGTCATTGGTCAGGCGCAGATGCAGATACTTACCCTCATCAATCCCCGCGACCCGCTTGAAATGTTCCTCGCTATAGCGAAGTTTCATCAAATGAAGTCGTGCTTTTATAGACTCGGTTGCTACATGAAGGATCGTATCGTTGACCAGATCGTCATTTTTCGTGAAGTCCGCTTCTCTTGCTATTTGATTCGTAGTAGCCACATCCGTTGTTATCTCACCCCGTGTAGCCCCATGTGCGCCAACCTTAGAAAACATACGATCCCGTCTATCCCTTATATGTATATACATTTCGGCAGGTGGCATGACAGGTTGAATATACGAATGGACTCTTGACGGATCACCTTTTACCACCGCGTCAACATTCGGGTTATTCATGTCCATTTTCTTCAAGTCTTTTTTGGTAACGCCTGAATCTGATCCCCATATATGCTTACCTTTGTGGTGCTTTACCATGAAGTCAGTCTGCCGTTCAACGTCATCCATCGACTTCTGCAATGGAATGACTTGCTCGATCCGTGACGTTTCATCAATAGCACTGCGTAAGAACTGGTCAAACGTCATAAAGATAAACGGCTTGCGGGGAAACTTGAAGTAGTTATTGAATACCTTTTTAATCTCAAAGCCTTGCGGTTGCGCGCCCGTCATAATAATCTGCTCCATGATATCCGGCGATACTGGCTGCCCGTTTACCATTGGTACATCGTGTCCCTCGTAGTCCCAATTCGGATTCTTGCTTTTACCCAGCAAAACCTCTTTCGACAACTTCCACGCAACACCGGACATAAACTCAAACTTCGGGTTATTCTTCGGGTCAAAGTCCTCTGCCTTATCGAACCAGTCATACCAGCACTCGACAGCGCGCACCTTCTGTGCCATCAATACATCTTCGTTGTTTGAATCGCTTGCCATAACAGGATTGGCATTAGCAACGTGCTTTTTAATATCTTCTTCCTTATCGGGGAACAGCATCGACCATTCCTTTGCGGTTTTCTCAACGTAATGAATAATGAATAACATCTCATCGGGGTTAGAGGTTACGGCGGTATGGTCTAAAAGCACATGGTCGGGATTTATAACCTCCTCGACCATATCGCCCATCTTCTCATGGCTTGCGTCCCATCTATATTTCTTTACGGCAATTAAGTATGCGGGCATATGCTTGAACATCATACCCAGATCGAGCTTGTTTTTATCACCATCGATAAACTTCTCAAACCATTTAGTGAGAAGTTCCGCGGTCATTTTGCGTTCTTCGCTCATACCTATTCCCCCTGCCTCAACTACGATATCAGGCATTTTAGATACGGCGAGCGCTTTAAGCATTCCCTCAAACTCATAAATTACATTGTCGAGAAACTCCGACTCGTAGCTCTTCATTTCGCGCCCGATGAGCTGTCTGCCGAATAAGTATTTTATAAGCTGTTTACGCCGTTCTTTCAGGTTTATTTCAGGGGATTCCCAGTGTTTCTTTGCCGCTGTTTCAAGTCCGTTTATGTACCGTAACAACTTCTTATCCTCTATCGTGACATTAAGAGGAGCAAGCGTCGGTATCACGCCGGTTTCGGCAACAAAGCGGGTGTCAGTGTTTTCTGCCATAAAAAAAGCCGCACTACGCGGGTAAGTTCCTTAACATAAATTATACCACTTCCGGATGATGTATTTGCACCATCCCCAAGTAGGTATATTTTTGCTTGCAAAATTCATTTATGCACGCAAATGAATCTCCCGCATGAATCTCATTTTTAGCTTCATACTGCACTACTTTTTCCTTACCGAAGTTTAACAACTGCGCCTGACAATGAAAACAAAAATACGTTTTAACCGTATCGTAATCAAAGTATTGATCCTGCAAGTAAAAGTCTACCGTATCGCTTTTAGTAGACGTCGGGCGGAATGAGTATTGTATGTTTATTCCATACTTCATACGCTGCGGGCGTATCATAACCTGCGGCGTTTCATCTGCATCATAAGAGGGAAGTATTGCGGCAACCTTACCTTGGTATTGTGCGGTTATATTGCGGGAATACGGATCGAAAAACATCCTCATGCGGTGAGTATCCTCATCAGATGAGAGAAGAACGGTTAGAACATTTTGTCCGGCAACAGACATATAGGGGTTCATAGTATCTTTTTGAATATCTCCTCGTCATCGTCAAACAAGTCTTTATCCTCACTCACCGTGGTACGTTCTTTTGAGAGTATACCACTACCCGACTCAACGGTTTCAGCTTTTGCATCGATCCATGGAATGAAGGGGAGGCCAAAAGATATGCTGTCAATTCCATGGTCCTCAAGTTTTGTATTCATATCATCAATATCCAGCTCATCCGGCTCCATAAGGGGAATGGTACGAATTAAATTAGGACAATCCTTTGTGACAATATGATAGGGCTTCCCATCAGGGGCAAGCCTGAACCAGTCCATCATTGACGACCATCGAGCTTTTCTATTTTTGCTACCTCCCTCAAACGAGTATATCTGCCCCTCCTGCTGACCGAATGCCTGATTGAACTGTTTAACAATCGAGAGTGATCCATCCGTTGAGATATTGAACATCGTATTATCAACATATATTTTACTAACGGAATCAGAGTCTATACCAAATTGTTTCCTTCTTCGCAGTATATCCCGCGTCCATTCAGAGGGTGTTTTACCCGTTCCATACAGCTCGGCAAACGTATAAATACGGTTAAAGTTTATCCCCGAATACTTCTCCTTAACTACCATATGCGCATACCACGCAAACGGATTCGATATGCCCCAGTCCATCGTCTCGAATACATACGCGCCCGGGTATGCCCTCATGCTCGCCTGAAGCGTATGTACGGCATACTCCCATGTCGGGAAGAACCGCCCTGCACTTGCCTCAAAGTTTGCCATGTACTCTTGGTTAAACCATGCGAGCTTTCCCTTTTCTTCCGCTTCTTTTCGTTTCTGATCTATGTATGCAACAAATGTCGCTCGTTCTTTTGATCCTTCCGGCCATGAAAGGTTATCGTAGCTCGTAAAATGCCACGTCTGCCAATCGGGGCTTTGTTTTATATTCTTACCGTAGTCGGGTAAGATTCTTTCATGATCTCCGCGCAAAGCAAAGTCGTGAAACCAATTTAACCCCTTCGGCGTACCGATATACATGACTCTATGATCGGGAGAATCAGCAAGAGCAGGTTCGATAACATCAAACGCCTCTTGTTTCACATCCGCTACCTCGTCCCAGCCGATAAAATCAAGTCCTGATCCCCGAAGCGAGTCATAGTTATCACTCCCCTTGAGCCGCACCCAGCTTTCGGTATGCTTGAAATAAAGTGATAATTCGCTCTTATCCGCCTTCACAATACCTGCCTGCACGAGAGGCATGAAATACTTGGTTATATCAGGATCAATCCAGTAAATCTCTTTCGCCTGCCGATAGAGGGGTAATATGATCCATGCGACTTGTCGGGGAACCTGAAGGGCAAGTGCTATAGCCTCGTTAAGAAGAAGTGCGCTTTTCCCGAACCGTCTGCCGCCTGATACAACGCGATACCGAGCCTTGGATTGATGTATTATCCGTTGGTTTGCGTGGGGGGTATACAGTTTAAGTTCCACATTATTTTTTTAACGACTCATCGACAATAACGGTAATGTTTCCCGATACTTCAGTTTCATTTTTATCACGCATATCGGTTATGTTTTTTGCGACGAAAATTGCGAAGGCAGGGTTATAACATCCATTCAACCCATTCTCTATAAGAAACCACTTCCTTAACTCCTGTGCATGTGTAAAAGCGTGGGAAAACATTTCATGTTTTTTTACCCATTCGTAAAATGTCGTATAGTCTATACCGATACGTTTACAGAAATTTCTCACGGTAGGTAATTTATTCGCCATCCTTTTGTAATCCATCCATTTAAACTCGCCTGTGGAACCCATATGAGGTATGTCAATATCGGTAAAAGGCTCCTCATCAAAGAAATCAATAAGCTCTTTGCAAAACTTTGGATCATATTTAGATGGCCTCCCTCCTGCATGTTTACTCATCATCTTCATCCTCCTCTTTTTTCCCTCTCATAAGCCGTTCAGTATCTTTATATTCCGCTTTCAATCGGGGGTTATTCTCAATATCTATCTCCTCGGCATTCGGACGCTCAACTACCCCGACATCCGCTTTCTTATCCTCGATTATAGCTGAAGTATACCCCAAGGCAGGGAGCATATAATGCCGGACGATAGAATTGCGCGTTGATAGAGGTAAATCGGAATCTATAATCTTTGATACGAGATCGATAATGGTCAGTTTAGCGGGCTTTTTTTGTTTCATAATATCCTTGCAAATCCTTTTTTCTTACTTTTATAAAAACATTTGTAAGTGTCATCTCATTGTCTGCTAAATCAACCACAGGAACTATTATTTTTCCCTTAATTACAAATAATTCTACAAATTCATCTCTCTTTTTCATATTCCCTCCTTTAATACGATTCCCTTTGCTTTCTCTTTCTCAATTAGCTTGTCCTTGTCCCAACAACAGCGTTTATATTTCTTGCCGCTTTGACACCGGCATGGATTATTTCTATCTCGTCCTTTCATTTTTCCGTCACTTTGTAATCATTATTCGCCTTTCCGCCGTATCGTTTTCTCGCTTTTTCCGCGCCGTCCTGAACCATTTTATGATGTCTTGTCATGCCCTTGTAAACATACTTTGCGTTCTTAATATCCTTTTTCGTTACTCCGGCAAGCCCTTCAACTCCCTCATTTGCCTCAAGATATTCCTTCGATAAAACCCCATCCACCCATGGCTGGAACATTTCGCTGCCGTATTCCTTGCGATGAAGTTTTGTCGTCGGAGATGCGAAATCATACGTAGCTTTTTGAGAAGGTTTAGAAATCGCCTCATCCTCCGACTGGCAATTATTCCCCGGAAGAATACCGTACTCTCTATCAACTATAGCGGGTTCTTTTCGACATTGCGGGCATATCACGGTTTCTCCTTCCAATGCACCTAAAACAACTACAGCCTTGTCTATGCTCTATAGAAGCAAGCCCCTTTTTAAATGCACTATCATCGTACTTAAGATGGCAATAAACACATAATCTCACCCAGTCATCTAAATCTCTTTTGTACTCCCGTGATTTATTCGCCCAATGAATATCATTTCCCGACAAACCTGATTTACCACAGTATTCGCAAGTGTCAGGATAACCTAAGTGCCTCTTAACCCAGTCATGGAGAGCGACCATCCCCACCTTATCACCTTTCCAGTTTCCATTATTTTCAGCCTTATTTAATCCCAGCATTGATAAGGATTGCTTCATTGATGTTTCTAATGGTCTTTTTTTACCAGCCCAATATGGAATCATTCTATTTTTTGCTAAAACAATTAAATTTTTTTCTCTAAATTCGCCCAAATTTCTCAATGAAATACTTTTTGATTTTCCAATCTTTCCACATTTAATAGAACAATATTTACGAGGTTGACTTTTAAACTCATTAAATTCAGTTTCGCATATTTTACATTTTCTAATTTCCGTGCCATTCCTTGAGGGGCGTTCACCCGTTACTTGCCATTTCATTACTTTCTTGTCCTTTATATTTCTTTTTATCGGGATAGGGGCAACTGCCATTCTGAGCATAACGACATTCCTCACGGATTCTGTAATTTGTCCAACTCTTTGGGCCAGTCATAAGACGAGAACACGAGATTGCTGTGCATCCAGTAAACTCATTGAAGTCTTGGGCCGCCATATATCTTTTCTGCTCGAGGTTGTTCTTTGGGAATATCGTATTTGGGCCGAAGATTATACATCATTATCGCTATTGCCAAAGCGATTACTCTATCATCATTACATCCTTCAACCGCATTCATTTTCCCATCTTCTTCAATAACAAAAGTTTGCAATTCCCTAATTGTATCCTCGCTTAGTATGGTTATAAGCTTCTCGCGTATAAGTTCAGCAAGCTTATCTATCATAAATGGTTTAGACTTTGCATCTGTCCGCCAACCGAATTTCTTGGTAAGTTTTTTAGTTTGTTCATCCAAGATTTCTTTGTAATATAGGTTTTTATATGCTTTGTATTCGCCTTGACCATTTCGCAAAGGGATTATGCAAGCGAGTCCTGGCCCATTCCCTTCAATGGCTATCAATGCCTTATTGCACCAGAACCCAAGTTTCCAGAGTTCAATAGCAAATTGCGAGGGATCGAGCTTATTTGTGTTAATCACTATATCTTCGGCTAATGTGTCAAGATTGACCGCACTTGCCGAGGACCTATCATTACCTATCCCTTCCGATAGGTCGGCCCCTATAACATGTCTGGTAGCGTCATCTGGCCAATTATAGACTTCTATCAGACCATTTGGCGATTCTTGGAAGTCAACAAAGCCATTTTCATAGACAAGATCGCCTCTCGCAGGGGCTT